CTGAACCCAAAGAGACCTGGTTTAGAGGGTAGGGTATGTAAACAATGCCGGAATAACTGACCATTGTACCATCCTGTGCCGTAATCAACGCATTCCCACTGGAAGCCTCGTAGCGACCACTCATTTCAAGCGTAGAAGAAGCGGCGCCTGTGTAGTCGCCGTTACTATCCATGGTGCTTGCCCCTGCAGTAGTGATCTTGACGATATGAGGGTATTGAGCCATTACCAGCGGTTAGAGGCGTCTTTAACGGTTGGACGTTCCAACGGGTAGTTATCTTCTACACCGTGTTTTTTAGCCAGGTAAAGAAGCCTTTTTTCGATCTTGCGCAGGAAGTCGGGGTGACTTACGGAGTAACCGCCTTCACCTACATCAGGACTTGTGTACAAGCCATATAAGAGTTCAATAGCGCATAGGTCTATCTGCTTTGCACTGCCTGATACGTAGATGTCCGTTCCTGTTATATTAGCATCAAGTAGGACTTTATCTGCTGTCAAATCAGGTACGGTAACATCCTGCAAGACTGCTAAAAGGGCTTCTTTGTTGGTCATCAAAGAACTAGTTTATTAGTACGCCAAAGTGGTGCTCAGTAAGTAGACCTGGTTGATGGCTTCAAAGCCTGGGAAGGCGTTGAATTCAGCCTTGGTGTACTCGCCAAACGGCTCATTTTGGCTCCATTTAGAGATCAGCGCCCGATTGAACGTAGCGTAGCTAACATTCGATACGGGGGTCAGTTGCTCCTGTGCAAGTGCGTTGTGAATCTTACCCAGCGGGCCAGCCGGAACAAAGACCGCATTGGTCTGAGAGAACGGCTTGGTCGCGGTGGTCACACCGTCTTTTTCCACGCCCACCTGCTCGTTGACAATCGTGATGGGGGGCAGTTGCATGGCCTGCAAATAGTCGTTGACCCTTTGCAGTGTGGCTACGGCAGCGCCTTTCTGTAACTGGTTGTAGGCGGTTAAAGAATCGGTCACCTGCTTACAGGCGGCGAACTTCAGCCATACGGCCCTGGACATCAGAATTTCCGCGAAAGAAAGACCTACAGCTTCTGCGGCTTCCACTACGGTTTGAATATCCGTAATCGGGGTAGCGGTGGCAGAAGTAGCCCAATTGACGGCGGCGTTAGATTTATTGCCGGAAGGCATCCCTAAGTCAACCGCTACGCTGGACACGTAACCATCGGGGTTCGTGTTGACATCAATAGTGATTTGACCGGTGGAAACGGCTTGCAGGGCCAGTTGATCCAGTTTTTTATGCACCGAGTTACCGGCCTTTTGCACGTCCCCAAATAAGAGGTCTAAGAGTTGTTGCTTTTTGGCGGCTTCGTCCAAGGGCAGTTGCTGGATGGCGTAGAAGTTGCGATAGTCATTTTCGTCCATCTTGAACTTCTCGGCGATTGCTGGGATTTCCCCGGAGAGCTTGTCTAAAGTGGCCCTGCTGCGAAGCGGGGCTGCGCTGCCACGGGCGATAATAGAGGCGGCGGCTTCAATTCTGGAAGCGCCCAGCACACTTACATAGGTAAGATTGAACTGAGGGGTGCCGAAGGTGAAATACTTGGGATACCAAACAGGAGCAAATTTGTCCAGGCTGTTATCCACGATGGTTTGCAGCTTATCGCCGTAGGGACCAAATACAGATTTAATTTGTGCCATTGTTTATAGTCCTGTTTAGAATGAGTTAGAAAATGTGATTCGAGGTAATTTGGCGATGATGGCCGAGGTCTTGGAAGCGGCGTGAGAGATGCGGCGTTTGTAGACCACACCCTCCAACACTACGACCACTTCGGCGTCATCCGCAATTGTGACATCCGAGGCTAACAGGCCGGTGGGAGTGTCTGTATCAGCGTCCACTACGGTCGCCTTGCGGGTCGCTTCATCCACGATGATGGCGGTGCCAGCGGCCAGCGTGTCGCCTGCCGTAAGGCCGGTAGCATCCAAAGACGCCCCGCCCTGAAGGACAGTATCGATCCTTTGAAAAACCACCACGCCGTTAGAGGCGGTTGTTTTTACTGGAATTAAACCCATTGTTACTTATTTTTTTTAGGTGATTTACTTTTTGTCCTTTCCAGCCCAGGCTTTGATGTCTTGATCAATGCTTTCCGACTTAATCGTACTGACCCCACCCACTGGAGCAGAGGTTTGGGAAAATCCCTGGTTGACGAGTTCCTGCTTGTAGGCGGTGTGGTCGGCTTCGATCTCTGATAAGACCTGGTCTAACTGGTCTTCGCTCTCCACTTGGCGGCCTTTAAGGAGGATGGACGGAATTTTCTTTTCGGCCATCTTTTCCTGAAGTTTCTTTTGCAGGTGAGATTGGGTTTTCTCTTTTTCAAAGGAGGAAACCTTTTCCGTTAGCTGCTGCATCTGCGCTAGGAGTACCTTCATAGGGTCGTCTTCCGTAGGCTCGTTTTTGGGCTGGGCTTGTGGCTTTTTGTCCTTTGCTTCCAAAGTCCTGAGTCGGTCATCATTTCTTGCGATGTCCGCAAAGGGCATGATGTCGTTGAGTTCGTCCAGCTTTTCGTCGATTTGGGATTCCTCTGTAATCTTTGAGCTAAGTTTATCCGCTATAGCGTCTATCCTTGCCTGTGAGAGGTTCTTCACACCTAAAGTCTGTAGCTTCGCCTTTAGTTGTGCTTTGATTTTGTCTACCATAGAATTGAAAAGAACTTTTTGATTTGAAGTGTAAATTAGAAGGGAGTTAATGGAGGATAAAATCAGTAATTGCAACTTAGAGGGAAGTTGAATAGAAAGTAATATTTTACTACATTAGAGGTATGATAAAACAACTTAAATACGCACTACCGGAAATCGAAGTAAAGACACTAAATGGTGATGCAGAAAGAATTGTAAGAGATAAAATGTCTCGAACTTTATCTGAAGATTTAAGCCAAATGCTTACGATTGACAAAAGAGAAGTAGAAGGATATACGGGCAATAAGGACTGTATTTTTTCTTCTGAATTAGTGGTTCTAACCTTGGATCATTGGCGGCACATAGAAGGGCTGCTAAAAATCGTAAAAATGAATTCCACAAGAGAAATGCAAGTTCTGATTGATGAAATCAGAAATGAGGTGTTAAATAAGTAGTTTAGAGCCATGAATTTTAGCGGAACAGCGACCATTACTATCAATATGTCGGCCAGTTGGTTTGACAACTACCCGCCCTGTAAGTTTCCCGTTAACCTTCTTAAAGGGTGGTTACAGGAATCCATTAGGCAGGAGAACTATGAACGGGCTGCAAAAATTCGGGATGAAATCTTACAACGGGATCTTAATACAACTTCTACACAGATGTAACAACTATGCTTGCTATCTTTAGGGTATGCTTCATTATTACGGAAACCAGCTTGCTATGGAGTTGGGGCAAGCGGCTAAATTTTATATCACGCTTTATCAAAAACCAGGGGAACAGACGGTCTTGGTGCCGTTTATGGATTTGAGTAAGAATCGTAAACGCTTTGTGAAGTTTGAACTGCTGGCGGGGGTATGGTGCTTTGTGGATTTGGTAGATTAGGTGTATATAAATTCAATAGGGCCTTCCCATGTCATGATAGTAGCTTTCTTTTGCCTGTTCTTTCTGATTTTATTTGCTTGCTTTTTTACGTTTTTTATAAAAGGCTTGTTGAATTTATTCTTTCTCATTTTAGTAAATGTTTGTTGTCGGCATACCAATACGGGGTACTACTCCAGCCCTCTATGCGCTTTTTATTTTCCTTGACGTAATTGGTAAATTCAGCGGGCATTTTATCCAATCCCTTCACCTCCGGTAAGAGGTCTCCCGAAAGTATCTTTTCTTCGTACCGCTCGTATTCCTCATCACTCATTTGGATGGCCGTTTGATAGCAGATGCAGAACGGGTGCCACCGTTTCCAGACAAACGATTTGGGATAGTCGCCCTGAAGGGTATCACAAATATCAAATTCAGGATGGTTGTGTGAGGTTTTAATACGTATGCCGATAACAAAGGGAAGCTGCTGCCATCGGTGCCAGTCACTCATAGCGTAGGAAATGTTGGTCTCTGAAGCGGTGAGGCGCAAAGCGTTTTTATAGGAACTTCTATACACGCCCTGCCCCGGTTTATACTCTTTGGCGGCTTTACTTAGTTTGAGTTCCCCTTTTGCGTCCCGTACCCTGCGAAATAAGCGGTCAGGTTCGTTAAGGAAAACTTTTAAATCCCTTGCCATTGCAGCGGCGCTCTTGCCCTCCGAGATACCCACCGCAAGCCCTG